AGCATTATATGATTCTGTTTCTATTAATAGTGGTCTTATTTTATCAATATTAAATCAAGCAGCAACAGGTACTTATATTGATAAAGTAACAAATAAAACTAGATTATTATTTGCAGATGTAGAAAGTATAGAAATTCATACAGCAGATGCGCCAGCTCAACGAATTAAATTTAATGAACATCCTTCTAAAAATCGAGATCATCAATCTGTTAGATGGTTATTAACTGATAGTGGTTTAAAAGATGAAATTTTAATATTTGGATCTTATAAATCTACAGATGGTGCCCGAAGTTATCCAGTATTTTTAAAATTTTTCATGCCATTATATAGTGATTTTTGGAATGAATGGATTACTAAATTTGCAACAAGTAATTATAGTGATAATTTATTTAAAAAGCGCTCCCAAGAGAATAGGAAATATTTTCATGCAACAATGGCTGCAATAGAAGATTTTTTTACTAATCATGGATTAAATATTAAATTTGGAGATGATCGTTTTGGACCAGATAGTGTACAAAAGCAACCATCATACTTAATACCAAATGATGAATTAATAAAAATAGATGTATTTAATAATCCTCCAAATCCATATGATTATGGAATTGTTCCACCGCCTACTAATAGTAAGAATGATTATTTTACAATTAGTGGTTATTATACATGTGGATATATTCCAAAAGCAGAGACAACATCAATCGAGAAAGTAAGCGGTCAAACAGGAGAGATTGAAAAATATTATATTAATCAAAATACTGGAATAAAAACACAAGATGATTCACAGGGAACTAAACAACATAAACAAACAGGTATAAAAGGAGGATTTATTTTTAGCGATCCTTCAATAATAATTGAAGTACAAGTAAAAAAAGATATTCCAAGTCTATTTAAAGATTATCTTGATAGACAGAATGCTAAAAATCAACCAAAACCTCCTGCTGATGAAAAACCATTAACAGCATCTGATGTTTCTAAAGAAGAAGCAACAAAATACCATTCAGGCCTTGAATATTTTATTAGATCAATACAATTATATACTCTTTCAAAATTTATAGATAATGGAATTAAAGATAAAGGAAAGTTTTTAGAAGTATTAGAATTAGATTTAACTCAAGATAAATTTATACAAGAATCATTTAGTAATGGAGTATTAAAAGATATAATACAAACACTAATTGATAATCCTGAGTCTTTAAAAAATATTGACAAGGATCAATCCGCAATAACATTAATGCAAGCATATGCTTCCTATGGATTTAATCATAATTTAATGGGAACATCAAATAATAATTTATCAGAATCAGTTAATCAAGTAGATTTTAAAGAATTATTTAAATCCTGGGCAGTTCCATATAAACTTAGTACCGGAGTTGTTAGCCAAACAAATGTAAATTATCCTATTTATATAAAATTAGGATTATTATTAATGATAATAAATCATATGTGCACCATATATGATTCTGAATCTGGAGAATCAGTTACCTCAGATAAACAAACACCATTAATATATATAGATTTTAATCCAGAAACAAACATATGCCTTACACAACCTTTACAAACCTCTTTAGATGTTTTAAAATTTTTAGTTCCATTTGCGGGAACTAATGAGGAATATACTTCTTTATTTGATAATATTCTCATAGATAAAACAAATGGAACACAATTTATTCAAGGCCCAGAAGAGCCAGGATCAGATGGAAAAAATTCTACAAATACTGCAACTAATTTATTTTTGCCAAAATCTGAAGATCTATTATCTGGACAATTACCTAAATTTAGAGTTACTAATGGTGCTGGACAAGAAGATGCATTTAGGGGAAAAATAATGAATATATTGATTAATACTGAATACTTATTAAGTTTATGTCAAGATTTTTCATCTAAAAATGAATCTCAAGCAGTTTATTTAAAGCCATTTTTACAACAGCTTATTACTGATATGAATAAAAGTATGGGAGATGTAAACTTATTCAGATTGGCTTATTCAGACACTGGCAATTGCATGTATATAGTTGATGATCAAATGGCACCAGGACATGAAAAAGAAGAAAATTTAAGAAGCACTTTAAATACAGAATATTCAAGTCCAACAATACCAAGTACAACATTACCTCTATTTGGAGCAAACTCAATTGCAAAATCATTATCAATAAATACTGAAGTAAGTAGTCGTTTAGCAAATATGATTGCAATCTCTGCAAACTCAGATCAAAAATCTGCTTCTGGTAAAGATGGATCTCCTTTTGGGCATATTAGTGAAAATTTTATAGATAGATTTAGACCTCAAGTATTATCTATTGATGGAGGAAATAAACCGACTGGATCTATTAATGGAGCTGATATTGCAGCAGCAAGCGCGTTTAATATTTATATGACTACTATATTTGGAACAAATAGTCCTTCAACTGAAAATCTCCCTTCTGCTTTAAATTACTATATAGAAAGGATGAATAAAATAAAATCAGAAAGATCAGGAACAAAATCATCAGCAATGATTCCTGTTTCTATTGAATTTAAAACTGATGGAATATCTGGTTTAGCAATGGGACATGCATTTACGGTTCCTGATGCGCTACTTCCAAATACATATAGTAATACTTTTGCAAGAGGAAAAGATAAAAAAGAAAAAAATAGAATTGGATTTGTTGTAATAGGATTAAATCATTCTTTACAAAATAATCTTTGGGAAACAGATATAAAAGCAAATATGATATATCTAAAAGATAAAGATGATTATACTACAGATGGTTTTTATACTGGCTCTTTATCAAATAGGGAATTTAGTGATATATCTACTGCTCCTGGATTGCCGCCAAATAGTACAATAACAGGTGGTAGTGGAAAAAGTGGACAACCATGTGGATATGATGCAGCAAATAGAAAAGTCTATCCTGCAGATAAATATCCAGATACTAAATATGTTCAGACAAAAATAGATAAACAATCAGTTATTTCCTATATTAATTCAACGTCTTATTCAAAAGAAGTAAAAAGAGCTACTTATGCATCATTTGGTATAGAATCTGGATATGGAAATTCCGGTATAAATAATAATTTAAATGGAATGCAGACAGATGGAGGAGGTTGGAAATTACAATCAAAATATATAATTGGAACTACATCAATATTTGATAGTGGAGGAGGGTGTAGAGCATTTGCAGTATATAGATCATGGCAAGAATGTTGTGATCATGTATTAGCAATAATGGATTCAAGAAAAGAAGGATCCAAACATTTAGAAATAGTTCCTAGTCCTAATAATTCTGATCCTGCAAACTTTTTTGCAGTTGGATATGGAAAAAATTGGATAGGATCATATAATGCACAAATGCCAGGAATTTATCAATCAGCAACAAAAATCTTTACATAATGGCTATTAGATATTATCCAAAATCAAAAATAAAACCACCAAAAAATACAATTGGTGGGGAGTTTACATTAAGTGGAAAAGAATATAAAGGAAAATATTATGAAACTTTTGATGGAAAATTCTATACTGGAGAAAATCCTATTTATGGAAAAAATGAATTACTAAAAAAGATTCCATTATATGTTAATTCTGAATATATGAATACAACTCCTTTACCACAAGGATTAAGAAAACAATTAGAAAAAACAAATAAATTACAAATAGCAAGTGAACTTCCTAATTTTACATTTAAAGGAACTCCAACATCTTATTTTCCACAACCAATAGAATCTGATTATACTAAGGGATATTTAAATAGATATTTTACTAAAAAAATAAACACTCCTGGATATGTAATAGAAATATCTCCTGAAGAATATGCTGCCATAAAAAATGGAACTGTATCATATAATGTAGCTTATTGGATGACACAAGAAATATTTTGGAAATTAACAGGACCTTTAAATCAAGTAAGAATATCTCAATATGATATTAGAGCAGGTATAATAGATACAAATAAAAGATTAGTAGAAACTGCAGATAAAACTTTTATAGGAATAAAAGACTTCATAGATGGAAACTACGCTAAATTTGCAAGACCTACTAAATAAATATTTTTTATTGGTTCAGCTTTATTAGTTATTTTAGATTAAATTAAAAGGTTATGTATTTCATCATAGAAGATATTGATCAATTATCCAAAATGCGGCCAGAACGAGCCTGTTTCATTCAGGTAGTGTCTGGTAATGATAGATACCATCCTATTCTTACAAATACCTCTCTTATATACTATAATAACTTTAGCAAAGGATACATTTTTGTAGTAGACCACTCTGAAGGATTTCACTTAGAAATTAAACAGATAGAGGACTTTATAAATCAACATGAAAAAGTTTACTTATTAGATAAAAAATATCACTCTTATTTTCTTGATACAAGTAATTGTATAGATATTCAATTTATTAATATAAATCAAACAGGAAGATTTGATGAGTTTAATTGTGATACTTTATTACATAGAGATTATTATTTAAAGTATGGAGAAGATTTCAATACTAATAAAATAATTCCAATAAGTAAGCACTATGAAAAATGTGAGTGTCTATTTAATACAGTTAAAAATCTTCTAGAATTAGAAACTGATATTCAAAAGGAAGAAGATCTAGTAAGTGCTTATAAAAAAGTAGAAAGTTTTGGAATAAAGATAGATAAAGATCTATTCTTTAAAAAGTATCAACCACACGCTAACCAGTACTCAATACGCGGCGATCTTATATATGGATCATATAATCTATATAATATAACAGGAAGGCCAACAAACGCGTTTAATGGCATCAATTTCCTAGCAATACCAAAAGATCCAGAATTTAGAGAATGTTTTATTCCTAAAAATGATTTGCTAATTGAATTTGATTTTGACGCATATCACTTAAGACTTATTGCCAGATTAATAGGATTTGAGTGTCCAAATGAATCTATGCATTTGGTACTTGGAAGAGAGTATTTTGGAAAACAAGAACTTTCTGATGAAGAGTATAAAAAATCTAAAGAAATAACATTTCGTCAATTATATGGTGGTGTTGAAGATCAGTATAAAAATATAGAGTTTTTATCTGCACTTGATACTTTTATTGATAAAGAATGGAAAAAATATAATACATTTGGTGGTACACTTCTCTCAACTGGAAGACTTATTAAAAAGTCTGAAGGTATGAATAAATTAAGGTTATTTAATTATATAGTACAGAATTTAGAGACTAAAGAAAATGTAGATAAAATTCAAGTAATATTAGATTATTTAAAAGATAAAAGCACTGAATTAATACTAATAACTTATGATTCTTTTCTGTTTGACTTTTGTATAGAGGATGGAAAAGAAACATTATCACAAATTAAAAATATTTTACAACAAGGAGGCATGCTAGTTAAGCATAAATATGGTAAAACATATGCTTTCTAATTAAAACAATGATATTTATAAATAATAAAAAGGTTATGGAAAATCAACAATTAATAGAGCTAACCCCAGAATTCATGAACAATAAATTGTTTGCAACATTTTCATCTAAAGATCAATTAGACGAAACGCTTCATGAAATAAATAGAGAATATAAAATCCTTTATGGAAAAATATTTGTATTAACTTCACCAGAATCTGAAGAATATCTATGTACTTATAATATAGAACCAGAAGAAGGAAAACCAACTCGCATTTTAGAAAACACAATTCTTTTACACAGAAAGAAAGAAACAAACACACTCTACACAATTAATGCCTTAAACATCTTGATTAAATCGATGAATGAGGGAGTTCTTGATTCTACCTTCCCTATCCCTTGGAAAGACTATCAAAATAGTGTCTTACTTACACAAGGAACAAATCTTAGAAAACTAAACACATTAATTCACAAAATTGTAACAGTATAGAAAAAACTAGATTACTATATAGATTAAATTTTTTATTTGAATATTTTTTATTATTTTTAAAGAAAAAACACAGTTATGGATTTAACAGCACTCAAATCGCGACTATCCGCGTTACAGAATCCACGTGGTGGCCAAAAGAAAGACTTTAGCCAAACCATTTGGAAACCCACTGTAGGAAAACACTCTATTCGAATTGTGCCTTCTGCCTACACAAGACAGAACCCGTTTAGAGAGATTTTTATTCACTATGGAATCGGAAACAAAATGATGGTATCACCAGTTAGTTTTGGAGAAAAAGATCCTATTGTTGAATTTGCACAAGGTCTTAGAAAAAGCAAAGAAAAAGACGATTGGTCTCTTGCTAAAAAATTAGAACCAAAATTAAGAGTTTTTGTACCTGTCATCGTTAGAGGTGAAGAAGACAAAGGCGTTAGACTTTGGGAATTTGGTAAGCAAGTTTACATGGATCTACTTTCTTTAGTTGAAGACGAAGACGTGGGAGATTACACAGATCCTATCCAAGGTAGAGACATCACAGTTGAAACTTCTGGAAAAGAAACAACAGGTCTGATGTTTAACACTTCTACAGTCAGAGTTAGAACTAAGATCACACCTCTATCAGAAGATGCTGAAAAAGTAAAGCTATGGTTGGAAACTCAACCTGATCCTTCAACTCTTTTCAAAAGGTTTACTTATGAAGAAATGAAGTCTGCTTTATTTACTCATCTAAATCCTGAAGAGGAAATTAAAGAGCATGCAGATTCTGTTGTAGTAAAGACAGATACTGAAACTTCAGATTTGCCTTGGGAAAAACCAGCAGCACCTGCAAGTAAATATGCTCTAAACACTCAGAAATCTGATATCGATTCCAAAATCGATGATTTATTTTCTGATTTCTAAAAACATATCTCCCTCTCCTAATCGAGAGGGGGATTTTTTAAAACAAGTTACATTATGGCAAAAGCAAAATCGCTTAACGCAACAGTATCCCAAGCTATCAAAGGGAATTTTAGTTTAGACAATTTTAAAAAGTCAAAGAATTTAAGTGCCACATCAGTAAAATTTAAAGATCAAAAATGGATTCCACTTTCAAAAGCATTTCAAGATGCTTTGCAAATACCAGGTATTCCAGTTGGCCATATAACTTTATTAAGAGGGCATTCTGATACAGGAAAAACTACAGCTTTATTGGAAGCAGCAGTATCAGCACAAAAAATGGGTATTTTACCTGTTTTTATTATTACAGAAATGAAATGGTCTTGGGATCACGCAAGACAAATGGGATTAGAATTTAATGAGATTGCAGATGGAGATGGTGTAGTTTCAGATTATAATGGATTCTTTATATTTGTTGATAGAGAAAAATTAAATTGTATTGAAGATGTTAGTGCATTCATTGCTGATATTTTAGATGAGCAAAAAAGAGGTAATTTACCTTATGATATTTGTTTCTTCTGGGATTCAGTGGGATCTATTCCATGTAGACTTTCAATAGAATCTAATAAAAATAATAATGAATGGAATGCAGGAGCAATGAGTCAGCAATTTGGTAATTTTATTAATCAAAGAGTTATTTTATCTAGAAAAGAAAGTCAACCATATACAAATACAATGGTGGCAATTAATAAAGTCTGGGTGGCAAAACCTGAAACAATTATGAGCCAACCAAAATTATGTAATAAAGGCGGTAATACAATGTATTTTGATTCATCTCTAGTTATTACTTTTGGTAATATTGCATCTGCTGGAACAAATAAGATTAAAGCAACTAAAGGAGGAAAAGAGGTTGAATTTGCAAAAAGAACAAAAATTAGTTGTGATAAAAATCACGTAACTGGAGTTACTGCTGTAACAAAAGTTATTATGACTGTAACTGGATTTATTTTTGATGACAAAAAATCTTTAGATAAATATAAAGCTGATCATTCTCATGAATGGATAGCAACATTAGGATCTGATGATTTTGATGTCATTGAAGAACAATCAGATAATAATCAAATATTTGATAGTGAAGAATAAACTAATGAATACACAATATAAACAAATATTTGACTCTCTCAAAGATGAGAAGTTAGATTTATCTTTGAATAGTCGAGTTTTGATTATTGATGGATTAAATTCCTTTCTTAGATCATTTACAGTTATCAGACACATAAATCAAGCTGGTAATCACATTGGTGGATTGACAGGATTTTTAAGATCTTTATCTTATGTTATAGGTCTTGTTAAGCCCACCAGAGTGATTCTGGTATTTGATGGACATGGAGGATCAACAAATAAAAGATATCTATATCCTGAATATAAAGCTAATCGTACAGGTAATAGAGTTACAAATTGGGATATCTTTGAATCTAAAGATGATGAATCTGAATCTATAACTGCACAATTAGTAAGGTTAATAGAATATCTAAAATGTTTACCAGTAGATCTTATAGCAATTGATAAAATAGAAGCTGATGATGTTATTGGATATATAGCAGGAAAATTAGATAAAGAGGTTTTCATTGTCTCTTCAGATAGAGATTATCTACAATTAGTATCAGATAGAGTAACTATATTTTCTCCAACTAAAAAGAAGTTTTATACTGAAAAATTAGTATTAGAAGAATATGGAGTTACAGCCCAAAATTTCCTAACACAAAAGATAATATTAGGAGATAGTGGTGATAATGTACCTGGTGTTAAAGGAATAGGAGAGAAAACATTACTGAAATTATTCCCAGAGTTAGGATCTGAAAAAGAAGTTAGTCTTGATAATATTTTAGAAAAATGTCAAAAAGAAAATAAAAAACAACATGAGAGTATATTAAATTATAAAACTCAACTTCACATAAATAAGAAGTTAATGGACTTAAAAGATCCTAATATTCCTGAGGAAGCACTTGAAGAAATAAATAGTTTGATACTTCATGCAAATAAAGAAATGGATTCACAGAAATTTCTTACATTGTATGGAGAAGATAATTTAGGAAATTCAATAAACAATCCTCAAATGTGGTTGTTCAATAATTTCAATCCAATTAAAGCAATTAAATAAATTAAACTAAAAATAAGTTATGGAAGAAAAAAAGGTTTTAAACACGTTAACTGCATACGGCGCAGGATTTCAAATCAAGGTTTTAAGTAGTCTATTAAAGCACAAAGAATTTTTACAAACAATCAATGACGTAATCTCACCAGAAATGTTTGATAATCCAAGTTCACAATGGATTGTATCCCAAATATTAAAATGTTATTACAAATATCATTCTACTCCAAGTCTTGATTATCTTCAAATTGAAGTAAAAAAGATTGATAATGAAGTATTAAAAGTAAGTGTAGTAGATCAAATTAAAGAGGCATATAAAGCATCAAATGAAGATCAAGATTATGTAGAACAGGAATTTAGTAATTTTTGTAGAAATCAACAACTTAAAAAAGCATTATTAACATCTGTTGATCTTTTAGGTAAAGGTCAATATGAAGATATTAGAGTATTAGTAGATCAGGCATTAAAAGCTGGACAAGATAAAAATCTTGGTCATGAATATGAAAAAGATGTAGAAACAAGATATAGAGAAGAAGAAAGAGGAGCGGTGGCAACTCCATGGGAACATGTGAATGAATTATTAATGGGAGGATTAGGTGCAGGAGATTTGGGAATTATTTTTGGTAATCCAGGTGGAGGAAAGTCTTGGATGTTAGTTAATCTTGGAGCAGAAGCAGTCAAAAGAGGATTAAATGTTGCACATTATACATTAGAACTCTCAGCTGATTATACAGCAAAAAGATATGATTCATTATTTACAGGAATTGATTTTCAAGATCTATCTAAGAATAGACCAGTAATTGAAGATGTAGTATCTAAATTAGGAGGAAGATTAATTGTGAAAGAATTCCCAATGGGAAAAACAACTCCACAAACAATAGAAAATCATATACAAAAATGTAAAGATTTAGGATTTAAACCTGATGTTATTATTATTGATTATGTTGATCTATTATCTTCAAAAAGAAAATCTGCAGATAGAAAAGAAGAGATTGATGATGTATATACTTTGATAAAAGGTATGGCAAGAGAATTAAAGATGCCTATCTGGACAGTATCTCAGGTAAATAGAGCAGGTGCAAAAGACGATGTGATTGAAGGAGATAAAGCAGCTGGATCTTATAATAAAATAATGATTGCCGACTTTGCAATGTCGTTATCAAGAAAAAGACAAGATAAAGTTAATGGAACAGGTCGTATTCATATTATGAAAAATAGATTTGGAGCTGATGGAATGACATATGGATCAATAGTTAATACACATAATGGATCTATAATCATTGATAAAAATGAAATGGCTGAAGATCAACTAAACTTTGATAGTGGTAGTCAGCAAAATAATTTTAATAATAGTGGATTTAGTAATAGTGAAAGGGGTTATTTGAAAAATAAATTTTTTGAACTCGGATTATAATTTAACATAAAAACGTTATATTTATTGTTATAAAACAAACGTCATGAATTTTCTAATCGACTTATTTAAGAAAGCCAAAAAGGGAGATAGTTTTAGACCAACTGCTCCTACCGATAAATACAACGATAAAATCGCACAATTGAATAGTCTTGGTAGTAACCAATACTCTAGGCTTGATACAAATAGTCTTAATAAGATTAGCAAATCAACTGCTGAATTAACACCTACAACTACTCAAGGTAGCACGCTTCCAGGTAAGTAATTCTAGCAACACCCAGAACTTTTATTGAAAAAATTTAAACCTCATTTGGTGAGGGGTACTAGTCTATTGACTTTACAATAGTCTAAATGAAATTGTCATCTTAAAAACTTAAACATATAATGAATCAAGAAAAACAAACACCCTGGGGAGAGATTGGTTACATAACCTTTAAAAGAACATATGCAAGAAGATTAAAAGAAGATGACCCAAATTCAAGAACAGAAGAATTTGTAGATGTAATTAAAAGAGAAATTGAAGCATCAGAAAAGCAATTAAAAGTAGGTTTTACAGAAGAAGAAAAAAATCGTTATTTCGAATTAAGAAACCAATTGAAGTTTTCTACAGCTGGTCGTTTTATGTGGCAACTAGGAACAAAGACTGTAGATAAATTAGGTTTACCATCTTTACAAAACTGCGCATTTACAGTTGTTAATGATCCTATTAGACCATTTACGTGGACATTTGAAATGTTGATGTTAGGAAGTGGAGTAGGATATAATATTCAAAAACATAATGTCTATCAATTGCCAAAACTTAAAGGCAAGATTAAAATTGAAAGAAAAGATACAAAAGACGCAGATTTTATTGTCCCAGATTCAAGAGAAGGTTGGGTTAAATTGTTAGGGAGAGTACTTAAAGCCCATTTCTATGGAGGAGAAGGATTCTCATATTCTACAATATGTATCAGATCTAAAGGTGCTTTAATTAAAGGATTTGGTGGTACAGCTTCAGGACCTGAAGATTTATGTTGGGGTATTTCAGAGATTAATAAAATATTAAATTCTAGAGCGCATAAAAAATTAAGACCTATTGATTGTTTAGATATTATGAATATCATTGGTTTTGTTGTAGTAGCAGGAAATGTACGTAGATCAGCTCAGATTGCAATTGGCGATTATGATGATTTAGAATATCTAAAAGCAAAAAGATGGGATTTGGGATCTATTCCAAATTG